CGAAAACTTAGCAGAAGTTGTTTCTGAAAACGAACTAGATAAAATTTATATTGAGCTTACAGCAGCAATTGAAAACGATAAGTCTGCAAGAGAAGACTGGGAAAAAACTTATACCGACGGACTTAAGTATCTTGGTATGAAGTTTGAAGAAGGAAGATCAGAACCTTTTGAAGGTGCTTCAAGTGTTATTCATCCGTTATTAGGAGAATCTGTTACTCAGTTCCAGGCTCAAGCTTATAAAGAACTATTACCAGCTCAAGGTCCGGTTAAAACTCAAGTTGTTGGCGAATACAACGCAGCCGTAGAAGAACAGGCTCAAAGAGTCAAAGAGTTTATGAACTATCAGATTACTCACGTTATGGAAGAGTATGACGAAGAGCTTGACCAAATGTTATTTTACTTGCCGTTAGCAGGTAGCGCATTTAAAAAAGTTTATTACGACGAAACAATGCAAAGAGCTGTATCTAAATTTGTAGCTCCAGAAGATTTAATTGTTCCTTACTATACGACTGATTTAGAATCTTGTCCTCGTATTACGCATTTAATTAAAATGCCAGAAAACGATGTTAAAAAATTACAAGCTATTGGTTTTTATAAAAACGTAAACGTAAGAGCTGGAGATGATCCGCAAAATTATTCAAGCGTTGATACCGAATTAGAAAAGCTAGAAGGTATTTCTCCTTCTTACGATACAGGTGAGGTTTGTAATTTATACGAAGTTCATTGTAATTTAGACTTAGAAGGCTTTGAAGATGTGGATGAAACGGCGAGCCTACAGAAGTTAAGCTGCCTTATATCGTAACAATAGATTCAAACAGCGAAAACATTTTATCTATTAGAAGAAACTTTAACGAAGACGATCCGATGAAAGAGAAGATTGAATACTTCGTACATTTTAAATTTTTACCAGGTCTAGGATTTTACGGTTTTGGTTTAACACATATGATTGGTGGTTTATCAAAAGCTTCTACATCTATTGTTAGACAATTAATTGACGCTGGTACTTTAGCTAATTTACCTGCTGGTTTTAAAGCTAGAGGTATTAGAATTAGAGATGAAGATTCGCCAATACAACCAGGTGAATTTAGAGACGTAGATGCTCCTGGTGGATCTTTAAGAGATTCTATTCAACCTCTACCATTTAAAGAGCCAAGCGGAACCTTGCTTAATTTATTAGGATTATTGGTTCAGTCTGGTCAAAGATTTGCATCTATTGCAGAAATAAATGTTGGCGAAGGCAATAGCCAAGCTCCGGTAGGAACAACTTTGGCTTTATTAGAACGATCAACTAAAGTTTTATCTGCTATTCATAAAAGATTACACTCAGCGCAGAAAAAAGAATTTGACTTGCTTGCAACTATATTTGCAAAAAGCTTGCCACCTGTTTATCCGTATGCGGTATCCGGCGGCAACATGCAAATTAAACAAGCAGACTTTGATGACAGGGTAGATGTTTTTCCAGTATCTAACCCAGATATATTCTCAACCAGCCAAAGAATTGTAATGGCTCAAGAGATGATGCAGTTAGTTCAATCTAACCCGCAAATACATGGTCCTAACGGAACCTATGAAGCCTATCGCAGAATGTACGCTGCTTTAGGTGTTGATAATATTGATTCTTTACTCATACCGCCACCTGATACGCAGCCAAAACCTGTAGAATCTGGTTTTGAAAACTCTACGTTAATGGCTGGTGGAATGGCTCAAGCATTTATGCAACAAAACCATGATGCCCATATAGCCACTCATATGAATCTACTGAATATGCAGCCGGTGCAGATGAATGCGCAAGTACAAGCTAATGTTCATGCTCATATAATGCAGCATTTACAAATGAAAGCTGATTCCATAGCGCAACAGCAGATGCCACCTGAAGCGCTGCAACAATACCAGCAGCTTCAACAGCAGGCTCAGCAAATGCCGCCTGTAGAAGCAGCGCAAGTAATGCAACAAGCAAACGACTTGTTAGCTCAATTTAGTTCGCCAATTATGAGCGAGCTGATGCAACAATTCTCTCAAGAAGTTGCAACTCCACCTCAAGAAGATCCTTTGGTAGCAATAAGAAAACAAGAGCTAGCGTTAAAAGGTCAAGAGTTACAACAAGACAGAGAGCAGTTTGAAATAAAAGAGCAAATGCGAGCTGAAGAAAAAATGAGACAAGATCGTATTGATAGAGAGCGTATTGCAACTCAGTTAGATATTGCTAAAATGAAAGACGATTCGACTCAAGATAGACTTGAGCAACAAAAAGAATTAAAATTGATTGATATTGGTTTAAAACAAATCGGATAAACATATGATTAAAAGAACAGAAGCAAGTAAATTGAAAACTCCATCCGTTAGCAAAAAGCAACCTTACGCTAATAAAGGTAACGTTGATTTTAACGATATGAAAAACGTTAGTGCTAATACTGCTCCTAAGCCAGGAATGGGCAAAGGTAAAGCAAGAGGAATGGGCGACGCTGAATTTGGCGGCAAGTTTTCAGGCATTTATTAAATGTCGATTCTTTGGATAGCCGAAAAATTTAAAAAGGCTATAAAAGAAAAGAAAGAGGACACCCAAACTCAAATATTGAATGGGTGCAAAAATTTTGATGATTATCAATATCTACGTGGGCGTTACAATTCTCTCGTTGACGTAGAAGAAGAATTTAGAGAATTGCTAGAGAGGATAGTAGAAAATGACGACGAAGAGCAAAGTAATAGTACCTGACCATATAGAGAAGGAAAGAAATACTAAGGAGAAGGTAACAAAAACTGAATCAGAAACTGATAAAGCTTTTGTAAGTCCTGAAGATAGGGTGCTAGATCCAACCTTAATGGATAAATCTTTAATAGAAAGAATGCCTCAGCCAAGTGGCTGGCGTATACTTATTCTGCCGTATAAAGGTAGAGGGGTTACTAAAGGTGGTATTCATATAGCAAAGCAAACCGTTGATAGAGAAGCGTTAGCATCTGTTGTTGCTTACGTTGTAAAGATGGGACCGCTTTGCTACAAAGATAAAGAAAAATTTGGCGATACGCCCTGGTGCCAAGAAAAACAATGGGTACTAATTGGTAGATATGCAGGAGCTAGGTTTAAGCTTGGCGACGATGCAGAATGCCGTATTATAAACGACGACGAAGTTATCGCGACTATAGAAAATCCCGATGACATCGTTACGCTATAACGTGAGGAAATCATGCAAGAAGAAAAAATGATGGCTACTGAAGCCGAAGATCAGATAGAAGACGGCGAGATTGTTGAGCTTGAAGAAGAACAATCTTCCGATGAATCTAAAATAGAAAACATATCTGAAGAAGAATCTGAAAAAGATTCTAAAGAAGATGAGTTAGAAAATTATTCTAAAAGCGTTCAAAAAAGAATTGCTAATTTAACTAAAAAAATGAGAGAGCAGGAAAGAGCTGCTCAATCTGCTTATGAATATGCAAAAAATTTACAAGCAGAAAATCAAAGTTTAAAAACTAGCACCTCTAAGTTAAATCANAANTACTACTCTGAGGCTGAAAACAGATTAAAGTCTCAAAGAGCCCAAGCTAATTCAGTATTNAAAAATGCGTATCAAGAACAAGATTGGGATAAAGTAACTAAAGCTCAAGAAATACTAGATAAGATTACTGTTGAAGAAAGTAAGTTAGCTAATAATAAGATGACTATACAAAGAGAGCCTCAATATTATGACGCTCCAGCTCCTCAACAAAACAATTTACAACAACCTATTCCTCAGCAAGCAGCTCCAGAACCGGATCCTGCTGCAGAAGATTGGGCCAGTAAAAATGAATGGTTTGGCCAAGATGAAACTATGACTTTGGCCGCATTTAACATACATCGTAAACTTGTTGAAGAAGAAGGCTTTGACCCTAGCGACACAATGTATTATGATGAAATAGATAAACGTATCAGAGTTGAATTCCCTCATAAATTCGAGGGGACTGCAACAAACAACAAGATGCAACAAACTGTTGCTCCTGCTGTTAGAAGTGGTAATAGTGGCTCTGGACGCAAACGACAAGTTAAGCTTACTAA